TAAACGCAATGCAATTCACTATGAGAACATGAGTATTGCTTTAGCGGAGAGTGTTGCTAATCAAGGTCAAGGTTTTATTAATTCAATGGCGTTTGGTAACGGCGGAACAAGTGTTGATCCAACAGGAATTATTACATATTTGACTCCTAACAGTACTGGCACAAATGCAAGTCTGTATAATCAAACATATAGCAAAGTAGTTGATGATAGAAGTGTAACAAACTTAGATCCTCAGAGAAATAAAATAGAAACTAGACACGTAAACGGAACAAATTATACAGATGTTCTTGTTACTTGTCTTTTAGATTACGGTGAGCCAAATGGACAAGATGCAGTTGATCAAGCATCGCAGGCAAATAGTTTATATGTGTTTGATGAATTAGGACTTGTTAGTTATTCGCCAAGTGGCACAGGTAAACTTTTAACACACGTGGTTTTTCATCCTGTACAAAAAAGTTTAAACAGATTAGTGCAAATAGATTACACTGTTAGAGTACAAAGTTTGACAGGTTTTAACGAGGGGTAATAGATGTCATATACCATAAGTTTTTCTGATGCAGTAAACAAAGGTACTATCACTGTCGAAGACAACACAGTGAACAGTCAAACAAGTTTACAGTTTCCTGGAAAAAACACAACATCATATGGTACAATTATAGCAGAGAATTTTCTACACGTATTAGAAAATTTTGCTAATAGCACGGCTCCATTAAGACCAATACAAGGTCAAACTTGGTTTGATACAACAGCAGGTGTAAACCAATTAAAAATTTATGATGGTACAACATGGGTAGCATCAGGCGGACTTAAAAAAGCAATTAACCAACCAAGTGCTTCAGAAAGTATTACCGGCGATTTATGGGTTGATACAGATCAACAACAACTATATCTATTCACAGGATCAGGTTGGATTCTAGTAGGCCCACAATACAGTTCAGGATTGACAACTGGTGCAACACCTACAACAATCAAAGGAACTGATGATTTAGACTACACAATTATAAAATTAGAAGTTGCGGCTCAAACAGCGGCAATTATTGCCACAGATTCATTCACTCCAAAATCTACAATACCTGGTTTTTCACAACTGCGTCCAGGAATAAATTTAAGTATAGCAAATATCAAAGGAGACGGTGTTGGTAAATTTTATGGCACAGCCGAAAAAGCAGATGCTCTTGTTGTAAGTGGTTCAACAGTTGCGGCAGGTAATTTTTTAAGAGCAGATACAACTTCATTAACAGATTTTCCAATTAAAATAAAAACAGATGATGGTATAGAAGTAGGTGCCGCAGGATCATTTAAAATGTTTGTTGAACAACAAGCAGGTATATTCCAATTAGGCACACTAGATGAAGAAATAGATTTCAGATTAAACAACCAAGGCACAACAACTACTGTGATGAGATTGAGTTCAGCAGGACAAGTTGGTGTGATGAAAACAAATCCAACTGCTGTGCTAGATGTTGCAGGCACTTTGTCCGCAGATGGCATAGTAACAGCAAATGATACAACTGATGCAACTAATATTGGTTCAGGTTCTCTTGTTGTTAAGGGTGGTTTAGGTGTTGCTAAAAAATTATTTGTTGGTAATGATACAAGTATTGCAGGTAATTTAACTGCAAACAACATTACACCTTCTGCAAATAACATACACAACCTAGGTTCTACAAATAATCAATACGGAAATGTTTATGCAAATACTTTTGTTGGAAACCTAACAGGAAACGTAAGTGGTACAGTATCAGGTACAGCAGGTTCATCTAATAAATTGACTCAAGCAACAACATTTAACATGACTGGTGATGTTACAGCAACAAGTTTTACTTTTGATGGACAAACAGGCGGCACATCTAAAACTTTTAATACAAGTATAAGCAATTCGTTTATTGGTAACCAAACATTAACAACAACAAGTCAAGTAAGTGATGAATTAATAATCAATAGAACACAAGGCACATCAGGAATTTTTAAAACTACTGTTGGTAACATTGTAAGCACTATTCCAACTCCACCAGTAGGTTCAATAACTTTATTTGCAGGTGCCACTGCTCCTGCTAACTGGTTGATGTGTGATGGTGCAGAAATAAGCAGAGCGGTGTACAGCACACTTTATGGTGTAATAGGAACACAATACGGAACGCCTACAACTTCGGCTGTATTTAAATTACCTGATTTACGAGGCAGATTCCCACTAGGTAAAGACAATATGGCAAATCCAGGTTTAGGTCAAGGTTCAGCAGACAGAGTTACTGCGGTAGCGGCAGATAATTTAGGTCAAGGTGCAGGTGATGAGAAGAAAACAATCACAAAAGAAAACCTACCGGATCACGAACACAACATGAGAGCAAACAATGGCGATCAATTCTTTGCTTCAAGAAATATTGCAGGTGCGTCAACAGATAATGAAGTGACAACTAGAGATGGACCTGATTTAACAAATACAACAGGTGCACAACAATTACCTAATTCAGGTGGAATAAGTGGCACAATAGGACAACAGATGGATGTAATGAATCCTTACATCACATTGAATTATATAATTTATACTGGAGGCATTTAATGAGTTATAAATTAAACAAAACAGATGGTAGTTTACTTGTTGATCTAGTTGATGGTCAATTAGATACTACTTCCAGTGACTTAACACTTATTGGAAGAAACTATTCGGGTTTTGGCGAAGTTTTAAATGAAAACTTTATACAATTATTAGAAAACTTTTCTAATGCAACTGCTCCAATCAATCCTTTAAAAGGTCAATTATGGTTTGACACAACTGAAAACAGATTGAAAGTTTACAATGGATCGGCTTTTGTTGCTTCAGGTGGTACAACAGTATCTAACACACAACCAAACATGGTTGCTGGAGATATGTGGATCAACAACGAAACAAGTCAACTGTATTTCTTTGATGGTACAAATTTAAGATTAGTTGGACCAGTATATTCTAATGCCCAAGGTACTTCAGGTTTCGAAGTTGTTAGTTTATTAGATACACAAAACGTTACACAACACGTTATCAAAATGTTTGTTGCAGGTAGTCTAGTAGGAGTTCATTCAAATGCACAGTTCACTCCAGTAGCAACAGGTAGAATTACAGAACTTGTTACAAGTTCTAATCCAAATGGTGAAATCAAAAAAGGTTTTAACACTGTAGGTACAGATTACAAATACATTGGCACATCAACAGTTGCCGAAGCACTTGTTGATGGTAATGGAACAATAAGAAATGCTGATAGTTATCTTGTGTCTGATGGTGATGACACAACTGTAGGTGCATTAACAATACAAAATAATGCAGGTTTAACTGTTGGTCTAAACAATAACACAAAATTACAATTTACAAATAATGCATTTACTATTGCTAACCAATTAACTGGACAAGATGTAGAAATTAAAGTTAGAAATCCAGCAGAATTATCTGCATTGAAAGTAGATGCAACAAACAGTAGAGTTGGAATTTACAAAGCATCACCTACAAAAACTTTAGATGTAGGTGGAGATGTTAATATTGATGGTAATCTTGTTGTTGCAGGTACAACAACATCTATAGATGTACAAGATTTAAGAGTAGAAGACAAAAATATTGAACTTGCTATCGACAGCAACGGTAATGTAGGCAATGATGCCGCAGTTGATGGTGGTGGTATTATATTGAAATCAAGTCAAGGTGACAAATCATTTGTGTGGCAAGACGGCACAGACAGTTGGACAAGTTCTGAATTTATAGATTTAGCGGCAACTAAAGGAATAAAAATTAATACAAACACAGTTTTAACAGAAACAGCATTAGGCGCCAGTGTTACTTCTGCACCTGGTTTAACAATACTTGGAACTTTGACACAATTAGTAGTAGACGATGTTACAGTTGATGGTTCAAGTGTGTTTACTTCAGCAAACAATTTACAATTAGGAAGCAATGGTCCAATCACTGTATTGAACAGTAACAGAATTACAGGTGTAGGTGCACCAGTAAATGATTCAGATGTTGCAACAAAAGGTTACACAGATGGATCAACTGTCATAGGTTTAGATATGAACGTGACAGGGTTGAATATGTCATCACCTTACAATGATGTAAGAGATGAATTAGAAAAATTATTCCCAGCAGGTGGTTACACTTTGGCAAG